TGATAATTCGATTTTGCATACAAATAAGCCTCTGTTTTCACCGTCTTTTAAATAAGAATACGTTACGTTAAAACTACCATAAGTATGATGAATGCATTGTGGGATAACGATGGGGTGAGCGATGTTGAGTCCCAACACACCAGCCTATCCGGTTCGACCGGCAGTCGAAAGTCGAGCAAGCGCTGGAATCGCGAGAGCGGTTCGGGCCATAGGAGAATTCCAGTAGGGATGAATTTTTCTGATGAGATTGTGAAACAAGTTCGCAAGGATTATGGATTCGATCCAATTTTAGCTTCGTCGCTAGAATACCATGATCACCCCCACCTTGCTATTCAAAGGAACTTGTTGGAGGTGCGAGCATTGAAGGAGGTTAAGCACACGCGAGGTGACGTGTTAATTTGGGATGTGGGCTCGGGAGCCCGTAGACATGCCAAGCATCGAATTCATTGTTTGTGTCCTTATATGCAAGCAGGTGACGAAGCCCGTCACAACATGGCCAGCAGGAACGGCAACTCTGTCTGTACTCACACGCTTCAACAGTGTGTTTGCGGTACTCCGGACGTGCTTCTGTTTGTCCATTCGGCATACTACTTTGGATTAGGAGAGATGATTAAGCAAATCAAGCGGACAACATTTAAAGAGGCATACGTGGTAGGCCACCTCTTTAAGGACGCATATGGAGCATTCGCCTATGATGAAGGTGAATACTGCTTTGATTTGTCATCGAGAGAAGATTGGGTGATTACTAAAGTTAAAGGCAACGCGCATGAGTACCGACATCCCCCTTTGGCGTGGGATGGGAAAATGGGTGTCAATGACCAAGGTGAAAACTTGCAGGTGGAGCAATTAGTTCGGATGGGAGATACTTATCTCTGGCGACTTACGATCGGGAAGGGGCAACCTGTTACCGCCGTATTAGACTGGCGAGCCGCTGTGGTCAATCCTGATCACATGGGGCCGATCCACGTGCCGGGGTTTGATGCCATCACTAAGCAAAGCCTTGCTGCAAACGATAGATTGGAAGTTCAAGTAGACCATTTGGTAGGACGATATGGCTACTTGTTCACATACACGCGTAACGGGAGAATTTACATTCCGAGGGGAACCATTGAGACGGTTGCCTCCAAGTTGGTTAGAAAGACGAGGGACCCCGCCCTCATGGCTGACACGGTTTTTAAATTCACTGCTGCTCTACAGAGCTCCCGTCTTCCTGCTGGGGCGAAGCTTGATGCCATAACGATTGGATCAGCTTTGGCTTTTAATATAAATGTACAGAATGAGGTAGATACTGGACATACTATTACTAGTCGATACGCATCCCTTTGGAAGTTACATACAGTCGTGCATAGTTTGGTGCCGGTCAAGGCAACTAGTCTGATTTGTATTGGTTTGTATTTCTTTTTGTTGATTTGTTGGAGCACATTGGTCGGTGTGTTTGATTCAGAGATGGCGTGGAGTGGCCAGGCTAAGTCGGCTTTCGCGGTCGGTTTGGTCGCCCCTCCTTTTATCTATCTTGTATTCGTGTGTTGTAAATTCTCTCTGGGAAAATACCATGCGCGACGAACGATGGATAATTGGAGTAGAACTTTGTTTACAGAGTCACTCACGTCCCACATAGTGGATGATTCCGCTATGCCGTCTTTGATTGCTTATCCAGCAAATCCAGGATTGCGAGCTCCATTACTTCCTCCCGCATGCGGATCCATTGAAATCGGCAACGACCCCCGGCCACCAAAACACCCGGGGCGTCAAGCTTTACCTTTGACTTTGGATGGAGTAGGCGTGGCTGAGGCTACCCCGTCGGCACCGAGAACTGATCAAGAGTCTGAAGTGACTGCAATAACGTTGAGAATGCTCACAGCACCAACAGTTGTCGTCCCAACAGCTTTTGATAAGTTCATAAGTATGGCCGGTGACGGGGCGAGGAAATTATTGGAAATTAGGTGTGTCGGATACGATGATATGTACGTTGATTGGATGAATCAAGCTAAATTCCCGAAAGCAGTCCGCGAAAAGTTTTCAAGAGCTTGGGACAAATGCAATCGGGGAGATAGCATTCCGAGTACGGGCATCTTTAATGCTTTCGTCAAGTTTGAGAAGATGAAGGCACAAACGATGGATGCTCTGGAAGGGTTAAAGACTCGTCTTATCAACGGTCCACCAGATGCGGTTAAAGTGGCTGTAGGACCATGGACAGCACAACTCTATAAGAGACTATTAGGAGTCTGGGATGGAATCAACTCGAAGATATGTTATGCTTCTGGGAAAACGCCTGACGAGATCGGCAAAGTGATTGACGCTTTTGCTGAATCATGTGGGGGCTACCGGAACATAGTCGGAATTTGGGATGATTGCGTCACGTATGATTCAACCTTGGAAAATGAACTATTGTCTGTTAGAGACAAGGTTTATCCTAAGGTGGGTTTCCCGGAGAAAGTGATGAAATGGTTGCATTCAGTGTCGCCAAAGGGGGTGACACCGCATGGTGTGAAATATGACTTGGGGAAGAAGAAGATTCGTGTGGCGTGGAGTGGCGAGCTGCTTGAGGTGGCAATGGAAAAATTGAGGTCCGGTGAAATGGACACGAACCTGATTGGAACCATTATTAACGCTATTGCGCATGAGTCAGGATTGCCGGCAGAACACAAGTGGTTGATGTTAGTATGCGGTGATGACAACCTCTTGTTGTATTATCGGGGAGATTTTCGTATCGAGATAGCTAATGATCTACTCTCGCATCTGAGAGACCTTGGGCTCAAACCTACCCAAGGGATTAGTGAAGAGCGCGCAGATTGGGAGTTCTGCTCCAAACTGTTGTGGGAAGGGAAAGACCCACAAACGGGCGCAATTCACTGCGTTTTGGGACCGAAGCCCGCTCGGTGGTTACATCGAGTGGGGTGGGCACTCAACGGACCAAATGAACCCAACTTCCGTGAGGTCATGTTGTCCTGTTTCCAAGACGTACACCATATTCCTTTGTTGGGGGAGTATGTGACGCGAGGGTTGCAAGTGTCGGCAACTCAGAAACGCTCTGGACGAGTGTGGTCTGAAATGAAGCACGTTTCGAAGATGTACAATTGTACGGAGTATAATTACTCCATGTTGGAGACCAGGTACGGGCTAACTCGAGTTCAAGTTGAAGAGTTTAGCCGTCGAGTCTCAATTATCATGGAACCCCGCACTGTTATATCATTATCGTGGATAGTATCTGCGGTCAAGCGTGATGAAGAGTAAACGCACGGGCGTTTTGAC